CCACCACCTTGATCGTCATCGTCATCTCCTGGACTTGAGATGTCCAAGAGAAGTTCGATGATAATGAAGGCTAAAAGTGGTACAAATGGAAATAATATTGCCATTTGGAAGTCGCTCATTCTTATGTTAAGTAACGTAACATAATTATATAGTAAATCTAAAACTTCTGTCAAGTATTTTTACCTATGTCAGGAAAATGTAATGTGATCTTGACCCATGCCACCAATCAAACCACTACCAACTGTTACTGTATCAGCAGCAATGGTTGCGTCACCTAAGTCTAGTGGGATGTATGGGCCATTCATCGCTGGGATGTATGGGTTCTCCATTGTAAATGGATCAGATCCAAAATTATCCTTCACATTAAAGGTAATACTCTCAGTTGGCTTGTTGTCATCCAGTTCTGTGTGCTGATTCTGTTGTTCGATAGCACGTAGTCCCATGTAATGTCTCCATAGTTCGGAGAGTGTTTCTTCTTTCTCGTCAATCTTAAGTCCTTCGATGACTGCTGCCTTCGCTGCGATTACTGCTTGATGATATGGTGTGAATGTCATTTATGATGCCTCCAAGGTGTTGGGTGTGATAAGTCTAACCATTTTTTAATCCATTTTAGTACCCGTTTCATATGAAATGATACCATCCTGTTGCTATGATCTTTTCGTGAGTATCGGACTTGCGTCCTTTGTGGGTGAATGTCCAATCTGATGGCCAGATGCAACACTTTGCCTTCTCTGCTTCTATGTATTGTTGCTGGTGAAAGAACTCTGTACCTCCATTAGGAACATCGTTTAAGTATACCACCCAAACCAGATGTCTGTACGTGTTAGATCTGCTTGATGATTGTCTTTCACAATGCCATAGATGATACCCACCTCCAGGTTTATAGTACTGAAGGTTAAAGAACTCTTCCATCTTCCACATGTTTGTCTTAGTACACAGTGGAAATCTCTCAGCATAGTTATGACAGACACGATTGACTTCCTCAGTGAAGTCTCTGACTCTACGGTCTTGGATACCTACAAAGATAGGATAATCCATGGAGTCTTTGATGTCTTTGTTGACCATGCCACCACCTTGATCATCGATAGTCTGCCCTTCACCACCCTCAAAGATGTCTTGAGTGTGATAAAAATCTACCAATGCATCAGTTGCCTTCTCGTCTATGAATTCTGTGTACAGAAAATCAGTACGAGGTTTGGCAACCATGCCATCGTAAAGTATAGCTTGATCTATACCCATGGTGGCCCCTGTATCCATCCTACTAAACTCATACGTTCTCCTTTAGTAACTGCATTAACCTGATGATAGTCGTCAGCATGGAAAAATATTGCTGACCCTTTATTTAATGGTATCTCTTGATTGAGTAACATAAACTCTCCACCTTCGAAGTCATCATTCAGAAGAAGTACGAAGGAGACTTTTCTTATTCGTTCTTCTTTTCTTTTGTTTCTACACCACTCTGATTCGTCTTGGTGCCAATCATATCTATCTCCCTCTGCATACTTCGAAATCTGTAGAGGCTCCAGAAAGTCGAGATCGAAGTGCCACTTAGCAGCTTCGTTAACTCGCTGACAATAACTTTGGATGACATCTTTGAGGAGTTGCGACTCAATAAAGGCGACAGAAGACTGACGTACGTCCTCGATTTCTGTTGGTTCATACTTAGGTTCTCCTATCTCTTTAAGTATCCTTGAGAACTCATCATCCTCAAGATCAACGGTGACATATCTATCTCTGTAATTCATGATGTACTGGAGTATAACCTGCGATGTTAAAAGAAATTATCGTCCTAATAACAGGACTCTTGTTTGGATCCTGTTGATGTAGTAAGTAACTTGGAAAGAATACTATGTCTCCTTCCTTCACCTCTGGAGTATATGATACCATGTCTCCATTAAAAAAATTATGGAAGGGTGCATAGAAGGTAGTAGGTTTATGTATAAGTGGATCGAACTCGATATAGAAGGCAGCAGACACACCTAAAACACCGTGATTATGTACTCCATGCATCTGTCCAGAAAATGTTTTCTGATACCACATACTTGTGATCTTTATATCACTCGGATAAGACTCCTCAAACTCCTCTAGAACGGGTTGTAATGCCTCTGTAACGACATCATAATATCTTGGGAGGGTTTGACTATTATTATTGTCAAAATAATCCGACTCCATGTCATCAAACTTACCGTAGCCACTGGAGTTTATCTCTGCTAGTGTGCTACCAGTAGTTAGATTAGATAATATTTCTGGTTTCCAGTGGTCCCAGTTAGGTACACTGAAAGACTCAATCGGTATTGTAAACATTCTTAATAAACCATTCGGCATCAACAACAACAAGGGGTTTCTTATGGTTCTTCTTCATAAACAAGATAGGTTCATGACCCTTTGCATTGGCACATGCCTGTGCATATGCCTCATATACATTTAATTTCTCTACATTCTTACATTCTATACTAAACGGGAACTTTTGTCTAGCATCTCTTGCCATGATGAGATCTTCACCACCAGCACCCATGCTACGTGACTCTATATCTTCTGGGTGCACATCTCTATGCTCTATGAGCATGTCACGTACCCACTGTTGGAATCTTCGGCCTTTCCCCTTAGCACTCTGCGGTTTCATAATGAATTGATTACTAATGGAAGCAATCTATGCTCTGCCTGTTGTATTCTCTGAGTTAAAGTCTTTACATCATCATCGGGACAAATCATCACGACTGATTGATCTATGATCTTACCACCATCTAACTCTTCATTTACATAGTGAACAGTGCATCCTGTCTTCTTATCACCACTATCTAGGGCTTGTTCGATGGCATGCATTCCTTTATACTTTGGTAACAAAGATGGATGCACATTAATTATCTTATCAGGAAATGCTTTGATGAAATCAGGTGATAACACCCTCATATATCCTGCTAATACTATGAGATCAACTCTCCATGCCTGAAACAACAGGATCATTTGATCCTCATCCTTGGTAGAGATCCTGCAGTGAGCTATACCTAATTTGTCTGCTCTCTTGATGGCACCACACTCTTTCTTGTTGTGTATCATCAACACAACTTCATGTTTACTGCAGGTTCTTACTATGTTCTCGAAGTTAGTGCCATTCCCAGAACACATTACTCCTATTCTCATGAGTTTAATACAACTATAAGTCTAATGACCATGAGGATAAAAATAACATAGTAGGTCCACATTACCCACATCCCAATCTTATTGTGACGGGATCCTTTGACGTAAGGATGAGCACCTAGTGGTGATTCGTCCCATCCCTTCTGCATGTATTCACTTGGATCTATTCTTGGAGTGTCGTCTCTTGTCATAAGGTGGTTCCTCTTCTAATACTGTGTGCTTAAACTTTTCAGTGTCAAAATAAGATGTGTAATCAAACTTACCTTCTCTCTCATCTAATACTTCATTGATGAGAATCTTTGCCTCCTTAACCATATCTTCTGTGAATAACCTACGAGGTTTAACGATGGCAGGTTTGTAATCTACTTTTCCCTTTGGTCCTTTGTAATTAGGATCAGCAGGAGCACCCATACCTTGAGTATCGATGTAAGATCCTGGTATCGGTTTCTTACTCACATTTTTACCTCCCCTATAACCTTACCTATATCTATAGTAACATCAGGAGGTACAATAAGGCAATACCCTATGCCAAGATTAAATACTCTCCTCATCTCTTCCTCTGCCACATCACAATTATTTTGTATGATGTTAAAAATCTCTGGTCTCTCCCAAGAATCGTAATCAATCTCTGCTTTTAATCCTTTAGGTAATATACGTGGGACATTCTCAACCAGTCCACCACCTGTGATGTGTGCCATACCTACGATAGGATACTCATCTAATAGATCAGCAACTAAAGGAGCATAGATTGTAGTTGGAGTAAGGAGTTCTGGTTGGTCTTTATATACTAGATGATGTCTCCATAGACCATCATTAACAATAGTATATCCATTACTATGAACTCCACTACTGTCCAGTCCAATGATCTTATCACCTGGTTTTATAAGTCTTCCATCTATAAGTTCGGCCTGTTCTACTATACCTGTGCAAAATCCTGCGAGATCATAGTCACTCTGTCTGAAATGCTCTGCTGTCTCTCCACCTAGGAGATCTATCCCTGCTATCTCACATCCTTTAAGGATACCAACCATGATGTCAGCAACCTTGTCATCTATCTTCTTAGTGGAAACATAATCCAAAAAGTATAATGGTTTAGCACCACTAGTGATCACATCGTTGACACACATAGCAACTAGATCTATACCAATAGTAGTATAATCATTAGCAACTCTACATATATTCATCTTAGTTCCGACACCATCAGCACCAGATACTAAGACAGGTTTCTCATATCCAGTAGGCACTGGGAACGTTCCACCAAATCCATGACTAGCAATAGGTATAGACTTTGCAAATGCATTAGCAGCATCTATATCAACACCTGAAGTTTTATAATCCATAGGTTCCACTGTCTCTTGCATGTATAAAGTTACCTGCTACCATACACCTATTCCTACAATGATTAGGTGGTACACCGTGCTTGAGTCTACTCTCAAAGACCACTAACATACCTGGTTCAGGATATATTTTGTGGTTAGAAGTAAAGAATACTAATGGAGCAGAACCAAAGGGTGCATTCACATAGTAAGCGAATGAGAATAGACTAGGTGAATGTTGATGAGGTGTAGTAAAGTCACCCTCATTATATAAAACTCCCCATACCTCCGAACACTTTAAAGTGTCAGGTGGTACAGAGAAGTCTTTGTAAATACATTCTGCTACCCAATCAACTAACTGATCACATTCTATGTGCCAGTCTGTCATCTTTGCATTAATATTATCAGGCGGTTCAGTATTCTGAGGTGCCTTAACAATAAGATCATACAAACGTGGGTTTATCTCACTCTCAAATGGACAGAAATACTCTTCCACGTGGAGGTCTTCCTCAACCCACATCTATCCTTGCCAAATCATATCAGGCATTGCTGCTGGTTGCTGCCTACCTACAGTAAGCATCAGTATAGCATACCCTAGGAACCATAGTACATTGATAATGATTGATTGTCTATAGAAGAACTTACGTATCCTCATGGTAGTGTTGATCAACTTCTGATCATCGTTCCACTCTGGATTACTTATCCTTCTCACAATCTGCTCAATGATAACAGCAACTATTGTTGCTACTATAGTAGGATAGAATATGAAGTCCAAGAAGGACATGAAAATGATTAGTGCGTTCATGTGAATATAGCGGTGACACTTATGATTTTACATCCAGGGTTCCTTGCTAGAGCAATCTCTTTAGCATGGTCGTAGTTACGACACTGAACCACCTCTCGGATGACTGTTCCTGCAACGTAGAGTTGTACTTCACATTTCATCGGTCTAAGACTTTCCTCCAGTCCTCGTTAAATTTGGCTAACCCTTTCTCGGTTAGAATATGATTATACATCCCCCAGAAGATCTTTGGGGGCATGGTTACCACATCTGCACCTACTTCGTAACACTTTGACACATCGAACACGTCCCTGAGACTCGCTGCAAGGATCTCTGTCTTGACATCATGCTTCTTATAAGTTCTACTGATGTGTTCGATCAACTCAACCCCACTAAAGGAGTTATCATTGACCCTACCCACGAATGGTGATACGTATGCAGCACCTGCTTTAGCAGCAAGAATTGCTTGTGCTGTAGAGAATACTAGGGTAACGTTAACAGGTATCTCATCATCAGATAATTCTTTACATGCTTTGAGTCCCTCTACATTACATGGGACTTTGATTGTAATACTTGGATGAATGCTGAGGTATTCCTCTGCCATGTCTAGCATGTTCTCTGCTACTTCTCCACTAACTTCAGCAGATACTGAGGCATCCCATGAGAACAGTCCAGTAATTTGTTTCAGTACTTCATTAGGATCTTGTCCTGCCTGAAGCATTAAGGATGGGTTGGTAGTAACACCATCAACTAACCCCGTCTCCACGGCAGCAGTGATCTCTTCTACGTTACTACTGTCTAGGAATATTTTCATTGGTATAAGGTGGACTACAATATTTAGTTTTACTGCGTCCACTTTAGCATAAAAGATCAGGGAGTCAACTTAATATTCGTCAACTGGAATCAAACCACCGTTTAAATCATGTTCACCTACGATCTGAGGAACACATCCTAATATTTTATAAGGACGGGTCTCAGAAGGTTTAACTTCTATGACTCCCTTTAAACTATCGTTTACCAGGCCAAAGGATTGACGATAAAAGGTATCAAGACTATCCCCACATTGACGAACATTCTTCCGACATTTATTAGGATCATAAGAGTTACTGTACAGGATAATATTTACAGGGGAAATACCCTTAGAAACAGAAGGAAGAATCTTTTCACACCATGCTCTAAAGAGATACGATACATTATCTGCAGAGCATAACCAAAAATCTTTCTTCGTATACCCTAGAGTATCAGTGACCCACTCTTGCCAATCAGGTCTATCTTGCCTGTGTGTTAATGGAGCTCCATCTTTACTACCTCTTACTAAAATTGTATCAATAATTCTAGTTATTACACCTTTACAAGTATCATTTGGCCAGAAGTGTTTTACATTTGCCTCACCATAAAGCCAATCCACAACATCATTCTTATTGCAGAGCAGTTGACCCTCAGAAATAAGAGTAACACCAACATCAATAAAATTCTGTGGGGTGGCACGTGCAGAAGGATCATGATTGTTAGCAATCAACCCATTAGTTAAATAGTTTCTTTCACTTCTATCATCATATCTATACTTAGCAACAGGTATCCATCTCTCATCATTCATGAGTGCTGCTCTAATCCTTCCTCTACCATCACGAGGTGAATTATCATCAATACCCACACATGGTGGCCAATACTTTGTTAGAAATCCCTGCCTATAAAAACTGTCAGACAGTTCATCTAATCTAACGTTATCTTTCTCATCACGTATTGCAATGTTCTTATAGTCATCAGTCCACTTATTTACTGTATCTAAGTCAAGGAAATCAAATCCTAAAAACTTAGCATTAAGTTGCTCCTTCACTGGAAGGCTATCAAAATCTGCAAGGTCAATGATTCCATCACCATTAAATCCCTTACGTTGTGTAACATCGGTTAGTGCCATAGTCTAGTTCCTAGTTGTGTGAACGGTTAGGTGTTCATGCAGAAATCCCAATTCTGAACAAGAACTATAATACTATAGCATAAAAAAAGAGGGTGTCAACACACCCTCCAAATCTTATGCCGCCTTTGGCTTGTAGGCAACACCTCTATAGGTGTGCTCTGTCTTGTGGACATTCTCTGCCCATTCCTTGTGCTCCTGTTTGGGAGCGGCGGTGTCATACTTGACACCTCTGTATGTTACTACAGCCATGGTTTTTCTCCTGAATTGTGAGGTGGATTAGACCCCGTTCCTTCAGTCGGCTTTTGCGTCCCAACAACCAATCTCTGCTTCATCTTTCACGATCTGAATCATTTCAGTTCGTGTCTCCTCTTCGACTTTATATGTTCTCATCTTATCGACAAGATCATGTGTCTCAGAGCAGGTTAAAGAAGTAGCAATCAAAAAAGGAATCATGGAATGAACGATACTCCGTTCCGAGTCGGCTTACTTGCGTCCCACTACTGGGATGAACGATAAGAGTATGTTACCATACCCTAATAGTATTTAGCAAGTACGTTACAAATTTTAGCCTATCTTATAAGGACAGAGCAAGGAATCTCTAAGTTCCCTTGCATGTATGTTGTGTTCGCATAACTTATTCATCCAGATCCTCTCATCTAAGAGGACTTCGACACCATCTGTAGTCAACATGCGACAACAAATGTCTGTAAGTTTTAGTCGGTAGTTACTGCTCAACATTTTTTTTGATCCTGTCTCTCTTTCTTAACACTGTACCTGTCTTCCTCAAATCCTCCTTCAGAGAACGTAGGAAAGATAAGTGCTCCTTTATACCAGCTTCGGGGGTCTTGGCACAGCCAATCACCTTCGACTCTGGAGACCACTTCTTGCGGTTCCATTTCTTTTGATACCTCATGTAATCTTTTAAACCATCGGTGCAAGACCTTGGTGAAGAGGTCATAGCTCAAATTCTGCAAAAGTGTCTTGTTGGACATCTTGTTTAATACCTCCGACTACATAGGATTCGATCTCAGTTTCCTGAGGAGCGTTCTGTTGCCCTTTACTATTTAACCAGTGTTCGGTCCATGGTAATGGGTTATTCCTAGCAGGGATATCATAGATGGGATCAATGCCTACAGACTTCATACGTCTGTTAGCAATCCATTCTATGTACTGACTCAAGAGTCTTTCATTCAGTCCAATCATAGTTCCTTGAGAGAAAAGATAATTTGCCCAATCCTTCTCTTCTTCTACAGCATCAATGAACATTTGCTTTACATTTTGCTTTTCTTCCTTGATAATATCAACGAGAGTGGGGTCATCACCTTCAGCCCACTTCTTCATTATTTTCTGAGTGAGTACAAGGTGTTGATTCTCATCTCGTGCAATAAGGGATATAATTTTCGCAGAACCTTCCATGAGTTTAAGTTCACCAAAAGCAAAACTACAAGCGAAAGACACGTAGAAACGAATGCCTTCTAATATGTTAACGTTTGCTATTGCTCTGTATAATAATCGTTTGAGATCTTTACGGCACCATTCTACTGAGGGGGAACCCTGTGAATCTGGTCGCCACATGTTACCTGTATCCCATTCGTGAGCAAGATTTATAAACTCATCGTATGCTTTGGTAACAGATTTTGCTCGTGCAATAATCTTCTCGTCATTTAGTGTGGTATCTAGTACCTCACTGGGGTCTGCGTATATATTTTTAATGATGTGGCTATATGATCGGGAGTGAATCCCTTCCATAAATTCCCACACACTCATGGCACCTTCTAGTTCGGGCAACGAACAGTAGGGTTTAAATGCCATGCCTGGACCTCTTCCTTGTACAGAGTCCAGTAGTATTTGATACTTCAGGTTAGAAGTATAGATATGTTTCTGTTGTGAGTTGAGTGTCTTATAATCAACTCGATCTTTCTGAAGTGATACCTCTTCTGGTCTCCAGAAATATCCTAACATTGACTGTGTTAACTTATCAAAATCAGGGTACTTATATCTACAGTACTGCTGCATGCCCAAGGGAGGACCGAAAAACATCATCTGTTTCGTGGTGTCTACCTGCTTAGGGTTAAAGACTGTCGTACCCATTAGCGTCCTGTAATAGCGTTAACAAGCATCTTCCACAATGATTTAGTAGCGTTACCTTCTAGTTCATCAAACAAATACATGTTAAGTTGGAAAGCGTAATTTGCTTCCTCGATAATAGCACTCTTCTGTTGCTCCGTCAACGGCAGAGCATCAAGTTGTGTCCTATAGGTAGTCTTAAACCCCTTAGCGTCAGAGATGTCAGGAAAATCATAGAAATGTAAACCTTCACCCGTTAAAGATAATACTTTCTCAGCAATACCCTTAAGGATCTGTCCACCAGATAGGTCACCCATGTACCTAGTATAATGATGTGCAATAAGAAGATAAGGTTCTACCTCACGTATGCGATTAACATACTTCTGGGTTGCTTCTGATGGAACTACTATTGATCTCCAGTTAGGACCATAGAAATATCTAAGGTCTCTTTCTAAAGAGTTAGTTCTTTCTAAAGATTTATAGTACACCTGACCAATGGTAGGGTCAGACTTATGCTTGGAGATCTCTTCCTCCATAGCACGATAAACAAAGTAGAAGTTAGCAATCAAACCACGAAAGTTCTCTTCACTAACAACACCTTTAAGAAAAGAGGATACAAATTTGGTATTCTCTGCTGCTGAGTGGGACTTAGAAGTCCCCTCCTTCAGTTCTTTACTAAACATTACAAGCCTCACATTCTGCTTCATTACCAGCGAGGATTTCGTCAACTAAAGCGTTAACAAGGTTGTCCTCATCCTTCCATCCTATTGGATGTGCAGGTTCATCTATCTCCTTCTTAGCATCGTAAGTGTTTTGATAGTATGATGTCTTCCATCCATACTTGTATGTATTAAGCAAATCATTTGCCATTACAGACAGAGGTACATCGTTATCAGGATAATGTTCTGGATTATAACTCCAGTTACCACTGATACCCTGATCAAAGAACTTCTGCATGACTGCTACTATATTAATGTACCCTGTGTTGTCTGGCATATCCCATAACAATGTGTATGCATTCTTCAGACTAGCATAGGCGGGAACAATTTGCTTAAGAGGTCCTTTCTTTGATTTTTTAATGGACAAGTAGTCTCTAGGTGGCTCGATTCCATTGGTTGCATTTGACACAACGGAACTGCTCTCCGAAGGCATTTGTGCGGACAATGTTGAGTGCCTAAGACCGTAGGTGGCGATATCATACCTAAGACCGTCCCAATCATGCTTTAACTCGTTTGGTACTAGATGATCTACATCCTTCTTATATGTATCTATAGGAAGTATACCCTGAGCATACTTAGTCTGTTGGAAACCTTCACATGACCCTCTTTCGACTGCTAATCGATTAGATGCTTTGAGTAGATAGTATTGGAATGCTTCTGTGAGTTCATGAACCATACTCCATGCTGCTGGATCACTATACTTGACATTATTCTTAGCAAGATAATGTGCTAGTCCAATGTACCCTACACCTAATGATCTACGTGCTAATGTACTACACTTGGCAGCATTAACAGGGTACTGCTGATAGTCTATAAGTTCTTCCAGTCCACGTACAGTTAGATCACATAGTTCTTCCAACTGATCTGGATTAGTTATCTTACCTACATTAATGGCAGATAGTATACACAGTGCTATCTCTCCACCCTCATCATCAATATGATTGATAGGATCAGTAGGTAGTGTAATCTCCTGACATAAGTTACTCATATTAACCTTGTCAATGAACGATGAATGCTCATTGCAGTGATCAATATTCATAATGTAAATACGACCAGTCTCTGCTCTCTCCTTTAAGAGGTCGTGGATAATGTCGTGTGCTCCGATGGTTGACTTGGGGATGGAGTCATCAGCCTCATACTGGCAGTATAACCTATCAAAATCAGGGGTCCCAAAACTCTCATACAAACCAGGAACATCATGAGGGGAAAATAACGTGATGTCTTGATTTTTGATATAACGTTCATAGAATATCTTACTTAACTGGATGGAGTAGTCGAGTTTTCTGACTCGGTTGTCTTCTGTTCCTTTGTTGTTTTTGAGGACGAGGATGTCTTCGATCTCTTGGTGCCAAATGGGGAAGTGGACGGTTGCTGAACCACCTCTGACCCCATTTTGAGTACAGCATCGAACAGTTGACTCAAACTTTTTAAGGAACGGGATGACACCTGTGTGCTGAACTTCTCCTCCTCTGATCTTCGAGTTGATGCCCCTGATGCGACCCGCATTAATACCGATGCCTGCCCTCTGAGCGACATAGTAGCCAACAGCCATATCACTGCTAAAGATACTATCGATGGTGTCATCAATATCAACCAGAACACAACTTGCAAATTGACGAAGGGGGGTTCGTACTCCCGCCATAACGGGGGTTGGGATGTTGATTCGGTGTTTGGAGATTGCGTCATAGTACCTCTTAATAAATGATAGTCTAGTCTCAGCAGGGTACGATTGGAACAGTGTTGTTGCAATCATTATGTACATTTGTTGAGGTGTCTCATAGAGAGCACCAGAACTACGGTCTTGTACCAAATATTTATCTGCTACCTGCCTGAGACCAGCATATGTAAACAGAGTATCTCTATCATTATCAATATATCCATCAATCTCCGACCATTCTTCTGGACTGAACTTATCCACGATGGAAGGATCGTAAACGCCTTTCTCAATGCAGTCTGTAACATGGTCTATTAAATAAGGTCTAAAGTCTGGGTGATCTCCATACACTTGCTTACGAAGTCCATATAGTAACAGTCTTGCTGCAACATACTGATAGTTAGGTGTGTCCAATGAGATCAAATCGTTGGCAGACTTAACTAGAATTTCTTGGATGTCAGAGGTAGCAATACCATCATGAAACTGAAGGTTTGCATTCATCTCGACTTGTGATTCAGATACACCAGCAAGACCTTCGCAGGCATATCTTACCATCTTGTGCATCTTTTCTAGGTTAAGGGGTTCCACTACCCCATTCCTTTTGACAACACTAGTACCGTTGCTCATACTTTTTTCCAGTTGTTTAGTCTAAGTTTTGCTTCCAACCCTGTGAAAGTGTTGTCTTTTATTATAGCAGAAGGGTTGAGTCCTGCCAACACCATGTCATTAATGTCCTTAACCTTAACGGTCGTTGGCCAAATGACTACCTGATGACCTTGGTCGGCGGCTCTAGCAATTTTAGAGACGATTTGCCTATTCCTTGGTTCATTGTCGAAGACGAATACGAATTGATAATTGTAACCGCTAAGGTCAACATCGCTACCACACATAGCAATGGAATTGTCAATGAATAATGAATCGAACGGTCCTTCTGTGACATAAACTGTTTCCTCAGGGATAATGCTATCAAGTCCAAAGATCTTTTGATGATCCTCAAACATTATTGTGATGTATCTTAACTTAGCATGTGTTGCCAGAGATCTACCCTGAATGCCAAACCATGTACCATCTGGACGAATGAGTGGGATAATAATTCGTGGTCTATCATTTTGTAGACTATCAAACGTTTTCTTCTTTGTGTTGACCCACTTCTTAAACTTATCAACATAATAAATTCGAGAGAGGGAACTCTCTGGAATCTTTCTGTTCAGTAAATATTTCTTGGCAGGATGTACAATATTTAGACTCTCGATAGTTTGCAAATCATCTGATTTTTTAAAGTGTGGAGTCGTGTCAGGAACCTTAAATTTTTCCACAGTTGTACCTTTCCCAGTCGAATTACGACGGTACTTTTCTACCTGATATTCACTATAAAGATCAGGTGCTTGCTCCTTCAGAAAATTAGCAGTAGTCTTACCTATACCACAGTTGTGGCACTTAAATACCATACGACCATTAACCTGAAAAAAATACCCCCGTGCTTTGTTCTTATTCTTCTGGGAATCTCCACAGTAAGGGCAACGGAAGTTGTAAAGTGAGCTCTTAACTCGTTTAAATTTTTCTAGTCTAATGGATAACCTATTAATATAAAGGTCATCGACCAAGTTCATACCATGTTAGTTTCTGATGATACTACTATAGTAGGTGGTGCTGGATCTGTCAAGAGTGGACGGATTATTTTCTGTCCCACTGGGCTAACGATGAAAGATATAATAGCAAGACCACCAAAAATAGACCACATTTTCTTCTCCATGACCTGAAGACGATCATCAACCTTACGGATATCTCTTTCACAACCTTTCTTTATCTCCTCTGATCTACGATTAACTTCTCTATGCACTGACTCAATCTTCTCAAAGAGTACTGCATCAATTCTATCCTGCTTATCCAACTTCTCATTATGGACAGCAAGTAACTCACCCATCTTGGTTGAGTTCTCTGAGAGTTTATCTACTACTCTCTCCAGTCTTTCTAATATTGCTCCGTTAACTTCTTGCATTTTCCGACCCACCTATAGTGGAGCCATTAGCAGTTGCTAACCTATACATCTTCTCATGCAAAGACGGTTCAGCACTCTTGTCAGTTGCGATAGGCATACTGTCATGAGGGTGTGGTACATCATCAAACCACTCATCGAGTGGCAGTCTGTGTAAAGTCTTGGTCATTGGTTGGACAGTGCTTGCTTACGTTTATTAAAGTAGAACTGTATCACCTGATTAGGATACAATCTCTTAACATATATCTTACTGAAGTTCTCAGGACGGTATATCTTTCTGAGTTGGATCTTAATCTCCTGCTCGGACTTACCATAAAGCACATACTCTTGTGCTCCATCATAACAAATTAAAAATGGAAGGTAACCTGCTTCTTTCTCGTGCGAAGCAAGACCTTCCTTACATACATACTTTTTCTTTTTAGGCTTTCTCCTGGTCAAACTGGGTTTCTTCTCGTTTGATCCACCTAACATCGGATCAAAACCCGCAACAGGACCAGTGGCATCAGAGGATCCAGAGAATCCACCAGTACCAGCACTCATTGTTGGGGCATCTTCGTTAATCACAGTTGATCTAGGACTCCTTGTATTGATTGATCTGTATCTACATCCTTCAGACAACCTTGATGGTCATCTGGATACCTGCTTAGATATACTAGGAATGTTTTCACTGCAGACCAGTATTCTGGTTCGAGTTTGTACATTAACAGAGGTAATGTACCGTCGCCAAAAACATTATATAGAACTATCAAATGATTAAGTATAAGGTTAGTCCTTAATACTTTGGTCTTCAGATACCGTTTAAGTAACCGTTTAAGGTACTTAAACTTCTTCATGTCTTCTAGGAAGTCATCTATGGTAACTGAATGTGGGTTCTCATAATATTTAATGGCGAATAGAAGATGGTTCTTCTCATTCAGTTCCTCAAATCTCATTTACATAATATACAACGTTACTTATTAGTTACCGAATGTAAGTGTAGCAGCACCATTAGTGTACTTGGTTTCAGCACCCTTACTTGTGTTCAGTACGCAACGATACTTGTATCCATCAAGTGCATCACTAGCAAGTGCACTGTATGCCAGTGTTGCTGTAGTGAAGTCTGCATATGTAATACCAGTGTCTAATCCACCAGCACCACCAACGATATCTACCCAACGAGTAGTAGCGGTCTTAGTCTGACGTTGCCACTTGTAAACCTTAGTACCTGACTGATCGACTGTAAATGCAGCAACGAATGTTCCAGCACCAGAAGATGAGGTGGAGTTAGCAGGTTGTGTACCAACTGTGATTGTCTCAAGTACATCAGCAGCGAGGGTATCGTCACCAAAGTCTCCAGAAGTACCAGCAGCAACCTTCATAGGTACTAAACACTCTGCCTTATGCTTTTCGTCACCGTTGTGTGAAGTATATGTTCTATACTGCCACCAACCAGGTCCAGAAATACCACGACTCTTGTTAGACGCAATGCTGTCCTCAGTTGTGTCTACAAAAACTAAATCATAGGAATTACTATCGCCACCAACAATTACATACTCTGCAACTGCTTTAGGTGGAGTTCTTCGTAGCACTGCCGCAGCAGCAACGGTTGCGGTTGATCCTGCATAATTCTTATGCAGTTCGATTGCAGTGGTGCTGGTTACTTGTTTGACAATGTAGCTTACGCCACTGATGTCAAGCACGTCACCTACAACTACAGTATCACCAGCATTTTTAGATACGGTTGCGTCACCATTTGTGACACCAATAGTATTGCTAAACGCTGCTGAGTCAAGTTTTCCTACGACAGACATTGTGTTCTCCTCTGGACAGTGAGTATTCCTATATTTTATTTATAATATCAAGACTCTAGCAGTGCTTTCTGGAGAGCGATGACTAGTTCATCATCCACTTTGTTTCCAGTCTTAGCTGCTGCTTTCTTAAGTAGTTTAATTAAGAAGTCTTTAATTACTGAGTCTAGATCCTCTGGGATCCTATCTACTGCCTTGTTAATAATACTAATGGCAATAGGCATTAAAAAGTTAACCATGATCAATTAGAGTATAGTACTCTATATAGCATCAATCAGGAGTAAACTTCCTGTTCTTCATATAACCCCACTTACCTTTGTGGAGAGCTTTAATCCCTTTGGGGTTCTTAGGAATGCCTTTTGCTGCTGCTTCAGCATCCTTCTTCATAAACTCTTTGTACCTCTTAGGTCCATGCTTGGACTTATAAAGGTACTCTTTGTGAGATTCCTTTTCCTTTTTGTACCGTGCTATCTTATCAGCAGCAGCATCGTTGTCGTATTCTAGTAGGTTCATAACCTATCTCAAGCACGTCGTGCTTCTTTCCGCTTCTTGTCATACTCAGCGGTCTGAGCAAGAAGTTTCTGCTTCATTCTTTTCTTAGCATCATCAGTACCAGATCCTCTCTTAACATTGCTGTGTGATGTAGAACCAACAGCAGCAGGAGTAGCAACTGCTGTTACAGCAGAGACTTCATCTAATTGCTCTTCCTCTTGTACGAGATTCTTATTACGTAATGCTTCTAATGCTTCTTTTTGTGTTTTGATGACAGATGAACGTACCTTTCTTCTATAACGCAAGTACCTATCGTTCTTGTCATTCTTTTTCCCATCGTTGTCAAGGTCAGCATCTTCCTTGCCGACGGGATCTAATTTCTCTGACATAAGATCTTCTTTTTTTGGATTGACGGTGATACCTTTGACCACCTTTTTCTTCAGCTTACCAACGGCTTGGGAATTCTTATCACCCTCGTCGTTTTTGTTAGCTTGGAATCGTGATGTAGTAGTCATTCTTTGACCTCCAATTTAGATCGCCAGTCATACTTCTCTTCACCTAATCTCCGAGCAACATTCCTTGATCCTCTGGAGACGGCACGAGCAGCCTTACCAACGACTTTCTTTATACCACGCTTTATCTTATCACGCAAGCGTGGTCTATCCGATCCACCCCTGCTCTCATCTGGTGCCTTAGCATCAGTTGTACTGGAACCCCCATCTGATCTACCCTTACGAGTATCAGAGTATCCCTTTCCAACTTCCTTGGCAACCTTACCAACTGCACTAGCACCTTTCTCAGCAGCGTTAGCAGCATGACCTGCAGCTTTACCCACACCTCTAGCAGTAGCCTTCACACCCTTCTTGATTGCTGAACCAGCAGACTTAAGTGCTGCCTTAACCTTCTCTTTACGAGAAGCTTGTGGCTTAGATAACTTTGCTCTCGCAAGTTTACCTGCATCTCTACCTGGTTTCTCCTTCTGTGGTGCTTGCACAGCAACATTAGGATTTGCTGAGTGCTTAGAAGGTGCTTCAGTAAGAAGCGATATACTATCTATTGCTTCGAGTGCTTCGTTAAGAAGATCTCCTTCGAGTTCTTCTAATGCTTCGATACATACCTGTTCTAGTTCCTCAAAACTTAAGGTATCTATTCCATCATCATCTAAATCAATGAACTCTAAAATAAAGTCATCAATAGTTTGTTCTTCCTTCATGTGGGAAGCAGCCTTGTATAGAGGTTTGCCTGTCTTGGCATTCTTCTTACCTGCTTTGTATGCCTGATATGCAGGAGTGTTACCTTTCTTATCAGCGTTGGTAACAGTATACTCCTCATTCTTAAGAACAGACTTCATCTTACGAACTTGCTGATCCTGTTTTGTAGATGTCTTATAATCACTGGCATTCTGAGCTCTATCAGCTGATTTCTTTCTACGCTCTGCTTGATTTCTAATCTGATCCTTCTTATCTGGAGTTAATGCTTTAAACTCTTCATTCTTAACATGATCGGCAGCCTTATACACTGGCTTACCTTGCTTATTCTTCAGTCCTTTCTTATAGTTCTGCCACGCTGGAGTATTTCCTTTCTTATCAGCATTAGTAACAGTCATTGCTTCTAACATAGACTGATGAAGATCCTCAATATCAATAGACTCCTTAACTTGGAGACCTAGATCTTCTGCATGCTTTGCAGTCTTCTCTCCTTTCTTACCTACAACGTTGTAACGTCCATCAGCCTTACGACCTGTGACTACTAGTGAGAGACCACCCTGTGTAATGACCCTACCTATATTACGATCATCAGGTGCTCTACCCTTATTTTTATCAATCAGTGCCTTATCGATAGGGAAACCTGCATACCCCTCAAAAACCTCAAGAATTGGTGATGCGTCTACAAGGACAGTGATCTTCTCAATGGTTTCTTGGAATCTCTTACTGTCATGAGTAGAGCCTTCCTCTACACATTTCATGATTGTCATCTGCTCGTCAAGGGAATACCCCATCAACTCTGCAGATATCTTAATGTCTAACATAGTCTTTTTTCCAAGAGGGAATAAGTGCGTTCTATTATTTAGGTGCTGTTTGTTTTCTGAAGTCGGAGAACTTAACCCCGAATTTAGTAGTGCCCTGTCCAGGAGTCATGTCCTGAACTGCCTGACGATATTTATCAGTCCCAATCTTCCAATCATTTCCACTACCATCATCGGCAGAGAAATTGGACTGATCACTCCTCTTCTTACTAGCATCTGTCACCTCAGTTACATGGTGTAACCAAGCTTTAAACTCCTCTCCATCATCATTCCTAAAGACAACATAGTTAGTACCACGATGTACTACATGACCACGTAGACCTGTGTCATCGTGCTCAACTAATGTCCCCTCACTAAAGATACTATCTTCGATATAATGCGTTCTAAATTCTTCGATGTGTAGTTTAGGTGCAAACATCCATGACTCATTAGTCTTCTTCTTGGTAGTCTTACCCTTCTTCTCCTTCTTAGGAGGTGTCATGCCTGTCTTAACTAGATCCATCAACTCTCTGGATGATTTCTTACCATACCCTTTCGGCACACCAGCATGGAAATTATCATGGTCATCACCTAAAGCATGCTTACGTTGCCCAGAAGCACTCAACGTCTCAGTTGGATCCTCACTATTGGGGTCACGTTTACCTGCTGACTTTATATTAATACTCTTAAAGTCATAGTGTACACCGTTATATTTGCCAGTAAGTTTCTCGAATTCTTTTACTCTATCATCACCAACTACCATTGTGACGTGCTCATGACCTTCATCATTAAGGTCACGTAGTATATCAAATATATTTCTATGCTGCTCTGAATTTTGGATCGCACCCTTATGATTCTTAAACATGCTACGCATGTGCTTGATCTTATCTTCAGGATGTAGAGGGTTCTTCTTATGGTCTTGTGTACGTGAAGGATAGATTCTATAGTTACCAGAATCTCCTGAAGCAGTCTTCACTGCGTCCATCAGTTTACCATGACCAGCATGAGGTGGGTTAAACCTACCGAATGTGATAGCAACGTGCTTGTCGTCTGCCATCTTCTCTGCTTTAGTAGTACCCGCAGGTTTCTTCTTAGCAGTGGTGGCTTCGGTTATGAATGTATGAAATCTAATCATTTACCCCAGTCTTTTGCAACGGTGAAGTTTGCTCTAGAGAACTCCAATCTATCAACTAATTTGATAGCAGTCCCGTCTTTAATAGCTACAAATCCCTCAGGACTAGTAACACGGTATCCATTTTCATCTTCGATGAAAGTACCGACACCTTCTATCTTCTTCAGTTTATTTAGGACAATTTCTTTGGCAGATATTATACTCTTAAAACTAGAAAAAGCAGAAAGCACAGCAGTCTTGTTAGTATTTAGGTACTTTAAAGATTCCTGTCTCTTTTTATCCCATGCTTTCTGTGTTTTCTCTGTCTTTTTCTTAGCAATCTCTGTCTTATATTTCATGTCTATAAAGTTACCATACCCTGCTGCCATTGCTGCTGAAGTAGATGGTATCTTACCACTCCTAATGACTTGGTTAAAGTAAACCTTAAACAATGGAGCATAATCCATTGTCTTAATACCCAATACTCTAAGGAAAGGTCTTGCCTTATCCATCTCCCTCTTAGCAATAAGAATCTGACTATTAAGTTTCTGTTTATCAGAAACAGTAAGGTTAGCAACACCATTCACATTCTGAAACTCTGCAGAGAAGACTGCAACATCAGGATTCTTTTGTAGACCACTAACATCAACACCAAATGAAGCAGACATATCCTCAACAGAAGTACCACTATACTTAGTATGAAATACTATACCAAAAGTAGATACTCCTACCTTCTTACCTAATGGTGTATCTTTTTCTACGCAATACACAATTGTATTAGGTTTAAATTTATAACACCTCTTACCATTCATGGTGATTAAAGGTGGAGTCTTAGTGTACAAAAGATCACCCTGCAATACACCCTTAATAGGTAACTCTTTAAATGCATCATAACACTTATGCAGTACATCCTTTACTGGACTTGTTTCATAGTGATAATCTATCAAGTCGTGATCATATCCTATCTTTGGTTGTCCTTTATTAAAGACTGACTTAGTTCCTACAAAGAACTGATCGTTAGGATCCTTACCACAAACTATAGCAGGAGCACCATCCCATTTAACAGTAACCTTTGTGTTTCCAGTACCAGTAGCACTAAGCATGTCACGTAGTGATGCTAAAAATGCTAACGCATTCTTTCCACCCTCATATCCATTATTAAAAAGGTCATCTTCTAAGTGTTCTAGGTGTGTGTTCTTTGCCATAACTCTATTATACCTCATACCTGATGGTAATGGCATTCATCTTAACACCACCTTTAGCTTCCCTCCCCTTCTTGGAGATCCTAACCCCTGCTTTGCCCATAATTTCATTAACTAACCTTTCATCTATAGGATAAACACCATCTTCTGTAAGAACATGAGTAGCAATCTTATCAGGATTATTAAATGTCAACTCACCAGTCAAACATTCTTTAGTCAATTCATATTTAAACTTAGTATAAACTCCTGCTGTAGTGGGATTCTTTTTGGTTCCCAATATAGACTGCAGTCGTGCTTGCAATCCCATATTTTTTCTAACATTTGTCATAAGTCTATCTGCTTCAGTAGCAGTAATAGTACCCTTAGCATTCTCAAAAGTGTTAGATATATCTTCTAAAACTAACTGAAGATAACCCAAAGCCACTGTGTCATCTCTTGTACTATACTTATCGCACACCAACTTAAGAATGCTAGTCAATACATTAACAGAAGTATCGATACCAGCACTGGTTAGTTGGAATGAATCACCATATTTCATACTACATTTGTATGTGGTGCCACCCTTCTGATATGCGATGTCAGTCTTACCCTCGTCAGCACCACCACCAAACTTCTTAAAAGATTTATAGAAAGTTTGTTCTGCAGTAAGACCACCTGGCTTAAGATCATCAATAATCCTCTGTCCTGCCACAGATATTGGATTACTCTCACCCATACGTATTATCTGTGACTCAGCTGATTCCAATGTCTTTCTCTGATCCCCTGAGAGTTCAGAAGGATCACCAACACGAGACAACGCATGATACATTACCGCCCACTCAAATTGGTTTCCTTTATTCGCCATTAAAAATAGAGGGTATTACCCCTCTATTTAGTCTGCAGATCTTTATCTCTAGGAGTAAGTTTAAAGGCACCGAATGCGGTGGCTCCAATAGCTGCAGCAAGAATTAATAGTTCCACAATTTCCCCACTTTGAGTAGTATCTGAATTATATAGATTATAATGTATCACCGTGAACATTTCTGTATTTGTTGTTACCAACTACTGTTAAGGTTTCATAACGTTATAAAGACAACTTTATTATAGGTATTAATTATTCTTATCGCAAAAAAA